CCAATGAAGGTCCTGTATCTCCTCTTTTGTGCCACAGTGAACTATCTAACACACCATAACGTATTTTACCATCGTTTACTTCAGCTTCTAACACCATGTCAGCCAAGTCTGTTGCCAATACTTTTGATGCGTATAACTCTCTATAGACAACTAACTGCTCTGCAGGTGTTACAGCTATCCAGACTACACCTGTGTAGCTACCATAGCCATAGTCACAAGCACGAAATTTAGTCCAACTTTGAGGTATATCATAAGGCTCAACAACATGTACCCTACGACTAAACTCTGGAAATGCTGCTCCCTCATTAACATCCCAATTACCTTCTAACAGTTGTTTACGTTGATGCTCTGGCAACGACAAAAGGTTGGCTTCGTACATACCATCATCGGCTAGGTATGGATTATCAAACAGTGTTGCAGGAATAAACCGTCTTTTAAACAGTGGCTCACCCTCTTTGCTGTGACCTTTTGGCATTTGTAGTACATCACCTGTTTCTATGTTTGTTGCCCAAAATGCTGTACCGTGTGGTGCAGGGTCTATGAACATCTTCTTAACCCACTGATGTCCTGCTCCTCCGGGGTTTGTTGTAGCTCGTTGATACAGTTCTAATCCACTCCCTCTTGCTGCACGTAGTCTTGACCTCATATAGTCAAACGGATATGGACTTGCCCACTGTGTTAACTCGTCAAACCCTATCCAACTAAATGCCTGTCCCTGATACCGTGTAACATCATCATCTCTATCCAAGTAAGACAACCACAGTGTTGCTCCTGATGGTGCTACCCAAGTCTTATCTCTTTCCATAAACTTTATGTTGGGTATTGCTTCTGGATATAGTTGCTTAGAAGCAGAAATAAGTTCTCTTAGTTCCTCTGTTGTTCGTCTTATTAACAACCCTCTGAAGTGTGGATTGTTAAAGTATCGCACAGGGTCGGCTAACATTGCGTAAGACTTGCCACCTCCTGCTGAACCACCGTATAAAACTTCTCGTTCTGTTGCTGACAGAAACTCTGTCTGTGGTCCTTTGTTTGGTTGAAAGATAACTTTCTGTGCTTCTTCCGTTTCTATAGGCTCAGGTTTCGGTTGTGCATGAACTTTCTGTTCTTGTACCAAATGCACTGGCTTCGATTTTTTCTGCCTTCTCAAGGGCTTCTTTGTACCTTTCGGCAAGGTAGCGTTTATTTGAAGCTTCTCTCTTACGCTTTTGTTCAAGTTTAACCCTGTGTCTAAGTCCTACGTAGGATATGTATCGTCCTGATTGTTCACTCAACCAATTTGCTACGTCCCTGTAGCTATACTGTTTGAGATACTTTTTTGCTTTTTCTAATAAATTTAACTGTTCTACTATTGGTAAAAGAATATCTTTATCTTTTGGGTCTTGCTCATAACCAAAGGGTATAACTCGTCCAACTCTTACTACAGGTTGCCAATCAAACCCATCATCTGTTTCCTCTGGTACAGGAAGCTTCCAGTCTTTAGTCGTTCTCATCATTCTTCGGTGGCAGGATAAACAGAGGACTAGCTGCCGTCACCTCCACCTTATCTGTTTTAACAAATCCACTACGGTCTAGTATGTCTTTAGCAGCCACCATCTTTTCTTTGTTTCCCAAGTCTGTAGGACTGTGCATAACTTCAAACATAGAATAGGCTGCTTTAGTAGCAGAAGAAGAAATAAACTTTTTTGTGAGGTCAGCTATCTGCTCTTTTAACGCACTGGTAATAGAAGACGTTGCAACATTCTCACTGTATCCTGCAAGCTTCTTTGCTTCTACAGGATTACCTCGTGCTTCTTCAAAGAGTACATCTAGAAACTTCTGTTGTTTTTCTGTAAGTGCCATTAGTTTAGTTCAAAATGTGGACCATCAATAAATGGTCTTCTACCTTGACTCCTTCTTATGTCTATGTAATTATTCATAGCATCCTCCATTGGTCTTTCCCAATCGGTTATGCTGTCTATATTCCATGCAGCTCCCCAACGTATATTAGCTCCAGTTTCTTTGGCTGCAGCTTTCATTGCGTCTGCTATATTATCGTACATCACGATGTCCCAACTTGGGTTACTGCCATCGTAAGCCATTAAATCGACAGCGTGTGATGTTCCATCTTCTTGAATAAGGTGTTTGCTACGCATAGTCTGTGAGCGTCCTGACTTGTAAAGCTTCTCCTGCTCTTCCAAAGAACGGACACCATAGATAACTCCGAAGTCCACCTTGCTCACTTCAATGGCACGTTTTACTGTGTCTACTAATAACTTATTTACACCTTCTAGTTTACCTAGACTTCTATTGGATAATTTAAATGCCATTATACCTTTTTCCTTTTTGTTATATCTTTAAAACCTAAGTTTGCAATTTGTATAATACCCATCTTTTTAAGTATTTCTTTTTTCTTGTCTTTATCTCTTTCTCCATGTATGACTGTTTTTTTATCTAAAAGAATTTCTATGGGAACATCTTTTAAAGGTACTGCTTTCTTTTTCTTTTTATCTGCCATTATTTCTTTTTCATCCTATTAAAAAATTTACCTGCTGAACGTGTAGCAAAACTTGCCGATACAATAGCTCCTAACGCAATCTGATACCACTGTGGCATTCCTGCCAAAGCCGTAAATCCGTCTGCCACTATTGCCCTACCCCATTCACCACAAAAGCTCAGTACCAGAGGAATGCTGAACAGTAGAGTCAGCCATTCGTCTTTCCACGAGCTTTGAGATGCCCTCATAGCAGCTAAGTCCCAATCTATCTCACCTGTGGCTTCTTTCATGCGAATGGTTGCTTCAGCCTTCTGAACAGCAACCTTACCATCTAGGTAAGAAGATGCTAAACTAGATACAGAACTTAGTAGTGTACCTAGCATTATACACAGTCACAATCATCGTGGCACTTCTTGTTCCACAATGCACACCATAATCTTTTAAAATACTTTCTCATCTTTCCTCCCTCTCCATTCTTTTTGGTTCTGATTTCTCTGCTCCCATCCATATAGCAAAGCTTCCTGTCATTGCTCCTGTAATCACAGATACTAACCCTGCCTGTTGCGTAGTCAACTCTGGCTGACTCAAAGCCCATTCTATACAACGAATGTAAACTCCTGTCATAACGAGCATCATAAGTCTTGGGAGTATTCGCCATCTGTCAAGTGTTTCTGGAGTCATCTTCTTTTTTCTTTTTTATAGTTTCTTCTACCCAATCACCATTGTGACCTGTATGTTCACAATACTCACACTTGTCATCTTCAATGTGATGCCCACAGACTTCGCAAGTAGGCTCATATAGCATCAACTATCTACGCTATTATTCTGTGCCATAAATTTTTTAAGCACATCTTCATTTACGCATATAACTCTCTCTACAGGTCTTTGCCCATAAAACTTCCATACAGTTTTTACGAGAGGTTCAGGATTGTTCTTTACAAAATCTTTACACTCAGCTATGCTGTGAAAGTGTCCGTGTTTTGGTTGTTTAAAGACTAATATGTCCTGCATACCATTGTCGTGTACTCCTAGCATTACAGCTACAGCAAACCATGCTTCAACTATCATTTTCAAAATATCCTATGTTATGTAACTTTTCTATAACTTCTCGTTTTCTTAGCGATGCCTTTAGGTTGCTTAACGAATTGCTTTCCTGCCTTTGTGCCTTTTCTTTTAGCTCTAGTTGTCGCTGCGTACTCTTGGGGTGATAGAGCCTTGATTGCAGCTGTTGGAAGATACCTCTCTCCAGTTTTGCTACTGGGTTTACCACTCTTGGTTCTCCACTTTTGTTTTGACCATGATTTAAGACTTCTTTGACTTTTCTTTAGTGGCATTATGTTTTCTCTTTAACGAAACTTTTGCTTGCTTGGCGAGTCTGGACTGTGTAGTTTTCCCTTGAACGGCCGCACGTTGCTCCAAAACGGTGAGTATCTGTATTTTCCTTGCGTATGGTTTGCTAATTCTTTTAACTTTAGCAATAGTGTCCTTCGCATCTTGGATGGTTGCATACTTAATACTCACCGTGTCTTTAGGATTTTCATCCGTGTAGAGCCTTCTGCCTGTATTTTTAGGCTTCTTGCCTGTGCCAACTCTAGGGTCTTTAGCGATAACCACCACCCTTAGCTTTGTACTGCTTGGCTAACATCTGTGCCTTTCTTGCACTCCACTGTCCGGGCTTACCCCCCTTAGAACCTGCTTTAATCCTACCAAACAAATTCTTTCGCATAGTAGGTTTGGTATAGTTACCTGCTTTGTTTACGGTTGACTTAGCCATACTGACTAGCCCTTCATTATTTTGTAGCCTTTAGCTTTAGCTGCAGCTCTAAGTTGACCAACAGACATACCCCCTGCTGCGTACCCCTTCTTCTTCATTGCTGCACCACCTTTAGCCATGCCCTTTTTCTTCTTGGTCATACCACCTTTATTCATTTTGCCTTTACCGTCTGCAGCAAAAGCAGGAATCATCTTCCCACCTTTTTTGACCATAGGCATTTTAACTCCACCCTTAGCCATACCTTTCTTCTTCATTGTAGCTCCACCACGAGCCATTCCTTTTTTCTTCATTTTACCTTTGTGCATTGCCATAGTTATTACTCCTCTTTAGCATATAAGTTATTAAAGACTCTCTGAGTATCCCAGACGTACTCAGTCTCTTGTTTTGAATGGAACACCCTCTGGTTCGGCATAAAGTCAGGTGGTCCTTCCCCTGTCTCAAACCATGCAGGGTGTGTTACTCGTACTCTATTGTTTGGTAACGCAACGATGTTACCAGTATACTCTCCTGCATCCATCAACTCTAACACATGACTTTGTTTATGTTGAGCCGGGTCATCTGCTATCTCACTGTTTGTATAGTCTACAGTAAAATAGTATTTCGCAGGGTAGAACTCTCCTTCTATCTTGGCTATCCAAGGAGCAGGAGTCGCTCTGTTCAAAACGTAGACTGAGTGGTCATGCGACATACAATCCCAAGGTTGTGCTACGTATGGTGGTAACTCTTGCGGCCATTCGTCATATGGTGTGTCACCAACCAATGCTGTGATGGGCATTCTCGCCCACATTGCTCCACCGTGTACATTCGGTTCATCTGTATCATCTGACTCGCAGCCAGTAAAGATGACCTGAAAACTGAGTGACCTATTCGGCATACTCGTCACGGCTATAACCATTGCGTGTAAAAACTCACCTTCATACCGTTGAAAGTTACACGTATATTCTCTTCTTACCCATGCTTTGAAATATGGGATGTTACTTTGTAAATATGCCATGTGCCAACCATTTTGTTAAAAACTAATTGTATCACACTTACAAAGTAAAAGCAAGTATTAAGCTGCAGTTGTTTTTGGTATTTCTATAATAGATGTAATAACATGCA